GATTAGACCTGGATGGACACATGAACCATCTAATAAAGACGGTTCTGGTTCTTTCACTTTTACATTAGAAAGTGGAGGGGGAGATACCTCTGCAATAACTGGTAATATTAATTTTGGATTTTAATTAAATAGGGGGATAAAGTGGCAGAACTGAGTAAAGACAGTAAATTTACATTTAGCATAGAAACATTAATTACATTAGGAACAACTTTAGTAATGATTGTTACAATGTGGTTTACTCTACAAGCCGATATACAGGAGGCGAAAGAATTACCTGAGCCACCAATCGGTAGAACAGAGTATGATTTAAAAGATCAGATGATTAGAAACACAATCATTGAAACTGAAAAAGACGTACAAGAGATTAAAGAAGAACAAAAAGAAATGCGTACAGATGTTAAGAACATTGAGCGTATGTTAATGCAAAAGTGAGGTACAGAGATGAAATGGTTATATGGTTTTACATATTTAGTTGGTATCTGTTTATCGCTATCGCCTTTATATGCTCAAAGTAGTTTAAAAGATTTACAACAAATTCAATTATTGAGTCAAGATGAATGCGTTATAGTTCAAGTAAATGCAGATTGGAACTTTAAAGCATCGTTAGATTTAAATGGTTTAAATAATTGCGTATGGTTTAATGCTAGTATAGATGATAAAAACTATGGTGCAATTATTGCAGACGAATGGAAGATAGCTTCTGTGCCAACAATAATTATGTTTGAATATGGTAAAGAAGTAAAAAGGTTTGAAGCTGGATTAAGTTTCAATTTAGATAAAAACAAAATCATCAAGGCAATCAAAGATGAAATTGATGAAATACAACTAAGGAAGTTTCAATGATATATTTAGCAAAATGGTTTAAAAAGTTATTTTATGGTTCATTGTTTATGGGAGCTTTAGTAGCACAAGACTTTTTTAAATTTAGTACCATATATGGTGCATATAGTTTAAATAGTCCTATTACTAAAGAACAAACATTTTCAGTGACTGGTGGACAGCTCTTAGAAATACAAGAAGAACTAGAAGATCATACATCTTTTACCTTTGGTATTAGAAAGTTAGCAAGATTTGGTTACGAAAACAAACCAGAAGTTTGGTACACTGGAAAAGAAGCACCTATAAATCAGTCAGTAGCTATAGGTAATGGTATGGCTAAAGGATGGGAGTACGTATTAGAGTACTCTGATCACAACGAGTTTGAAGAAAGCTTCATAGAGCAAGAAATGATGTTACGTTATCTTGGTGATAAGTTTATTATTAAAGCTAACTACGACTATAGAGGGTTAGAAGATTTAGAATTTGCAGGATTAGACATGAGATACAGAAAGAACTTAGGTAATTTAGATTTATCTTTGGGAGTAGCTGGTAGAATGCATCCTACATATTTAGACTTCTTACCTATAGATTTATGGTGGGCAGAACAAGGTATTGACACAACAAATTCTACACCATTCTGGGATTTTGCATATTTCTATGGCTATACAGATGAGTTTGTAGAACAGTTTACACAATATGGATATAGTTACTTTGATTTTAAGTGGTATAATGCAGAGGGTGAACTTGTAGCAAACACAGATGATCAATTCTATAAACAGGTATATGGAGAAATTGTAAGAGAATACAATGAAGAATGGGCTAAAGATCAGGGATATCAGAATGAATTAAGCTTATCTTTAGGTATGGATTACTATAAATATACACCTAAGAATTGGCTGCATATGTGGGTTACAACGTATCCAATTACTAAAGGTATGTCTGACTATGCCTTTAACTATGAAGTAGCCGAGAATGGCATAGATTACGACTTAGGAATGGTCTATGGTTGGAAACTTACAAAAAAGTTTGGAATATTTGTAGAAACTAGGTATATTCAGATGTATGACATATCTAGCTACGAAGCAAAAACTGGGTTTAATTTATTAATATACTAAGCACAGTTAAAAGGGGTAATGGTAAAAAAAAGACACGTCAAGGCATGTCTAACAACACAAAGTATGGTACTAAAATAAGTAAAAAGTACTATAAAAAAAGAAGGAGAGCATAATGCCACAAGGAAAAGGTACATACGGTAGTAAGGTAGGAAGACCTAAAAAGAAACGTAAAGGTTTAGTTGCTAAAATTAAACAACGTAGATCTGTTACAGGTAAAAAGAAAGTAGGAATAAAATCAGTTACTAAAACTAAAGGCGGTAACTATCCTACATATAAAAAGAAAAGTAAAACTGCTAAGTCTTATAGAGCAGCACACGCAGCGGCTAAACCAGGAACAACTTATACTTGGAATGGTAGAAAGTATAAAAAAGCAGCAGTAAAACCTAAAACAAGAATGGGTAAAGCTAAAGCTTTTGGTAAAAAAGTGGTAGGGAAAGTAAAATCATCATACTCTAGCATGAAAAAAGCTCAAGCAGCTCGTAATGCAAAAAATGCAAAAATACGTGCACAACGTAATAAGAAAAAGAAATAATTAATAACCAAAATAGGAGAGCCCAAATGGCTAAAGAAAAAAAAGTAGATCTAAAAGCACAAGCAATGGAAGAAATGAATTCATTGGTTGAGCAGCATAACGAACTAGTAAAATCAGTTCAAGAGCAACAAGGTCGCTTAACTGAAGTAAAATCAATGTTACTAGAGAAACAAGGATATTTAAAAGGTCTTGAAGACTGTGACGCACAATGTGATACGGATGCCTAACTTAAATTTAATAGGTACACTTATTGACAAAGTGTCAAGCAATGTTGATAAATTCACTTTAGACAAACAAGAAAAAGCTGAATTAATTGCAGAAATTAATAAAGCTCAACTTGAAGTTAATAAAGTAGAAGCAGGTCATACATCAATATTTGTAGCAGGTTGGAGGCCATTTACTGGCTGGGTTTGCTCAATAGCATTGGCGTATCACTTTATTCTACAACCATTACTTACTTTCGTGCTATATGCTCGTGGTGTTGAAATAGTGTTGCCCGTGTTTGACATGGGCACACTAACAACAGTACTTCTTGGGATGCTCGGTCTCGGGGGAATGCGTAGTTTTGAAAAAGTAAAGAAAAAAAACTAGGAGAAACCTGTGAAAATAAAGAAGCGTGGTATTATTATACCCGATCAGCACTATCCATTAGAGGATAAGGCTGCAGTTAATTGTGTTATTAAAGCAGTAAAAAAGATTAAACCTAATGTGTTTGTAAATTTAGGTGATGTTGGAGAGTGGGAGTCAGTATCTGCATGGAAATATAAAGATAAAAAACTACCACCTTTAGAGTATGTATTACCAATAGTAGATGAAGATATAAGATTAGTTAATGAAGGATTAGATGTTTGGGATGAAGTGCTTAAAGAGGTTGGATGTAAAGAAAAACATTTATTACAAGGTAACCACGATCTCTGGTTGGATAATTTTGTTGCTAAGTATCCCTATCTCGTTGATTATTCTTTTTTTAAGGCGTGTAAAATAAAAGAAAGAGGATATAGTTACAGTGAATATAATTTACCTATACAAATTGGTAACCTTACTTTCTTTCATGGTGCCTTTGCAACTACGTATCATGCAAAAAAGCATCTTGAAACATATGGAGAGAATGTAATGTATGGACATGTACACGACGTACAAAGACATACGATGACAAAACTTCACGGCACTATTGGTTCTTGGTCTATGGGTTGTTTAAAAGATATGACTCATGAAAAAAATAAATGGTTAAAAGGTAGACTAAATAATTGGGGTCATGCTTTTGCTATAGTAGATTGGTTTGACAATGGTGATTTTAAAGTAGAAACTGTAGAAATTAAAAATGGAATAACATCCTTATGGGGAGAGGTAATAGACGGCAATGACTAAAATAATGACAACTAACAAGCTTAAAGGTAATCCTTGGAATGGTACTGATATGAACAAGGATAGAAGAACTCATAATACCAAAGTAAATAAATCTAAAGGAACAAAACGTGCCAAAAGAAGCTCTTAATTTAGAGAATTTTAGTGGTGGACTAGATAATAATACTAACAAAAGAGATGTACAAGATAATAATTTAGTAGTATTAGATGGTTTAGACATTGAAACACCTGGTAAAATCAGGCTTATGGGCTCTGTAGAAGACTATGCCTTGGTATCTGGTACCAACGATGAAGTTGCGAGCAGTACGGTGTACTATGGTAACGGATTACTGCATTTAAATCTAGATAGAAAGGTAGATAGTGGTGTTAATCAAGCAAATACTCAATATTTATTTATAAACGATCCGTCTGCACAAAAAATTAGAATGCTAGATATTAACAATAATACGTTAATAGCTGCTAATAATGCTTCTACAGTAGATTACGGAAATACTTCAGCACAAATAGAGTATATGGTTATAGATGGTGAAATAAGAATTAGTCCTTGGTTAAATGCTTCTGTTCCATTTCCTACTGGAAATAAAGTAAAAAAATTAAAATTTATAAATACTATAAAAAACTTAGGCGTACCAAATGCAGGTGCATCTGTTAGCATTCCTAAAATAATTTTGAATAGTATATTTAAACCAGGAGATGCATTTATTGCACCTATAAAAGCTAGAGCTACTGTAGATAATACTGCTAAAAGAAACTATGGTGCACCAGATGGATATGGATATGATACAGAATCTGTAATGGGATCTGATTGGTTTAAAGCTGACTATAATTCAGAAGCTACATGCAATACAACTTTAGTTAACGGTGAAGCTGATATAAATGACAGTCTTACATATTTAGTTTCTCAAACTGCAGCTGAAGTAACTGCTGTATTAGACAATCATTCTGAATGGGCACAAAATTATGGAGGAATAGATTTAGCTATATGGACTGCAAATGTACCTAATACTGATTCTGAAATATATAATTATTATCATAGTGCATCGGGAGACAATCCTAATGGTTATGATATATACGCTTCTAATGTATACGATTCACAGGAATCAGTACCTGTACACGTAGGTTCAGTTATTAATCATGTGATAGCAAATCAAACAGAAGATAAACAAGTTCCTTTATATTATTGTATGGTAGGTAGAATGCCTAATAAGCCATTTCAAACTGGTATTAATTTTTATTGGGCTAGAAGAAAAGATGGTCAAGCAGGGCAAAAGTATTTATTGTTTGAAGTTAATTTTGAAAAAGGTTTTAGAAAAGGTGGAGATAAAGTATATAATCAGTTTTACGAAACAATTCAAACAGGTGATGCAATGTTTGTATCTAATATATTTGCACTTAGAACTGTTAATGCTTTAAGTGGATTAAATCAAGAACTATTATCACTACCAATAGATGAACCTTATATAGATAAAGATGTTAGTGTTATAGGTAGATTTGGAACTGGATATAAAACATCTACTATTATAAATAGGAGAGCTTATGTAGGTAACGTAGCTTACTATGACAAAAAAACAGATAGTAGTACTTATATTAAAGTAGCAAATGACACTGTTATTAAATCTCTTGTAAATGAATTTGATTATTTTCCAATAGAAAATAGAATTGACGTAGAAATTAACGATGGTGAAGACATAATTAAATTAGCATCTGTTGGAGATAAACTTTTAGAGTTTAAACAAAACACTTTATATATCATTAATTGTTCTAGAGATATAGAATATTTAGAAGGCAACTACAAACATAAAGGTGTTGCACAACAATATCACGTAACAGAAGGAGAGGGTTTTGTTGCTTGGATGAATCAATACGGAGCTTTTATATATGATGGAGAAAAAATTACAAATTTATTATACAATGAAATGGGGCAAAAAAAATTAGTTAATTGGAGCACATCATATTATCACGAAAATAATGTTATAGGATATTTACCACATAAACAAACTTTATTTATTGCTAATAAAAACAATAAAATTTTAATGTTTGATTTAAAATCTAGTGGATGGATGTATTCAAATAATAAATTCCCTGGTAATGATATTACTAATATGGTAAATATTAATGACGGTAATCTAGTATGGTATGAAAAAGATAGTAGTACTTTAAAAATACATAGATGGAATGATACTGCAGCAGCATTAACACCTACGGGCGACAATCAAGTATTTATGGAAACAAAAGATTTTACTTTAGATTCTCCAGATTTAAATAAAAAAATACATACGGTATATATTAATTATAAACAACCTAATACTGCTGATAGAATACAATTAAGAGCAAAAGCAGATAATGGTGCCGTACAAGACGTAGGTTTGTTACCACAGCATTCATATATGCAAACTCATAAATTACCTATGCCAGCAGCATTTAAGAATGTAAAATCTGTTTCATTGCAAATAGCAGCTAATGGAACAAATCCTATAGATGATGAAACAGAAATTAATGATATACAAATAATTTATAGAAATAAGAGTAGAAAATAATGGCGAAACAAGCAAAAACATTTAAAGGTTCTCAGGATATACACGGAGTAATAGGTGTAAGAGGTGCATCAAGCAATATAACTCACACATCTACAACCCCTGGTAATGTTAGAAACGAAACTGCTATGCCTACTAAGGTAGGTAAAAAACCAACTAGTAAAGAAGGTGCAGACGGAGATAAAAGATTGGTATCAGAAGGTTTAAAAAAGTTTTTATATGTAAAAATGTTTGGCTCTTGGTTAAAAACAGAAGTAAGTCAAGATGGTGTTAACACTAACACTGTATCTGAAGCTAGTACAGAATCTACAACTAGCACTACTACTACTCCTAGCACTAATCAAGCAGTAACTTTTGGTTCACAGTTTGTAGATGGTTCAAACTCTGGCAACTTAATAGGTTATACTAGTTTTTTAATAGCTTCTAAAGAAACAGAATTAAATAATCATACAACTTTAACACATACTAAAAACGCTTTTCCTTCTTTATCCAATGGATCAACTATGAAAACTAGTTCTGTTGGAAGTACAACTTGGGTTCCCTATCAATTAGTAGAAAGTACAAGTCCTAACTTTCAATATTTTGCTAGTGATTCATCGCCAGGAGCGTGGCTGTTTATTGTAAATTGGGCAGGTATAATTTCTGGTGTAAGATCTAGAGTACCAAATACATTAAATTTATCTGGTAATCATTTATCATCAACATCTATTAGACTTACAATAAGTGGTAATATGGAAATAACAGAATCAGTTAGAATATACTGGAAGTTAGCTAGTGCTGGTAGTTATGGTGGTAGTGATTATGTAGATGTTGCAGTAGCAACAAACAATCAAGTATCTAACCATAGTTTTACACATGACTTTACATCAGCTAATGCTGGTTTAGATCCAGTTGCTTCTACTGCTTACGATTTTAAAGTACAAGCACGTAATACTGCTACACAAAATACTACAAGTGCAGATAGCAGTGAGATAGAAGTAACAACACCAGGTTCTAGTGCAGCTTGGTCTAATGTCCCAACTGATTTTACCTTGAGTGCTACTGGATTTGGTAATGAGGCAGGTAATGCAATAGGTGAATATACAACTGTACCTAAAACAATAACTATTAATGAGGGTACTTCAGCAAGTAATAGCACTACAGTAAGTTTAGTTAAAGATTCTGGAAGTGCACTTAATTTTGGAGTAGCTTTAAGCACTGTAGGAGATCCAGGAATAAGTGGAGAAGTAAACAGTGGTACTGGATATGGTACTAGTAAGTCTGTAAATTTAGGAACAGGAACTTTATATATGAGGTTTAGACATCAATTTAGGGAAAATTTTATTGGTCAAGATGCAAATATAAGTGTTACCTTTGCAAACACTTCAGGTAGTTTAGCAGATAACACTGCATTAGATATAACAATGACAAACGTAGGGGGAGGTCAATAGTGGCAAGTAGAAAAGATGTAGTTATGGCACAATTTGAAACAGGTGTAGCCGAAGAAGAAAGAAAAATGCAAAAACGTATAGAAGATAGCACTACTATACGTTCGTTAGACAATATTACTGCTATGGCAGAAGGTGCAAGTATGGGACAAGAATTAGGAACTGCTGCTACGGAAATGTACACAGGGATAAAAGGTATGCGTCAAAAATTTAAAATGCGTAAGGAAGCTAAAGCTGGGTTTATTAGAAAAGAAGGTATGACTAAAAAAGAATGGCGTAAAGACCCTCAAGGTAAAAAAGGTTATAAAGAAATGGCTAAGGCTTTTGAAGAAGACGACCTAGATAAAGGAACTTTAGTTAGTATGTATTTAGAAGGAGTTAATGTTACTAAACAAAGTATGAATGCAAAAGGTGAATTAGAAACTACTGACGATAAAGAATCGGATAAAGTAACAAACCTAAATCAATATCCAGCTTTTGGTACTGGGAGTGATATTAGAAGAGGAGTAACTGTAGGTAAAGGAATAGCTAATGTTTTAGGTTTTATTAAAGGAAAATTTAACTAATGTGGGGCTTAATACCAGAGAGATTAAAAAAATATAATAATCATAAGTTTATGGATAAGCTATTTGAACATTTAAAAGATCGTGAAGGGTTTAAACAAAGTGTTTATTTAGACGTACTAGGTAAACCTACTTGTGGTATTGGACATCTTTTAACTAAAGAAGAAAAAGAAAAATATCCTGTTAAATGTTTAGTACCAAATCATATTATTGATAAATGGTTTAAAGAAGATGTAGATACGGCGTTAAAAGCTGGAAAAAGAGATGCTAAAATATTTTCTACAAACAACGATGATGTTATAATAGGTTTAGTGTCTCTTAATTATCAATTAGGTACTAGCTGGAGTAGGAAGTTTCCTAAAACATGGAAACATTTAGCACACAGAGAATATGATAAAGCAATACAAGAGGTATTGTATAAAAATCCACCAGACAAAGAACCTTCTAACTGGATAGAACAAACACCTGTTAGAGTAAAAGATTTTATAAAAACTATTGAATTGTTAAAGGAGATTAATAATGGCTCAAGATAAAATAAAAAAAGAAAATATGAAAGCTGATAAAGCTTTAGATAGTATAGCTATAGATCCTGTAACGGGACAACCTGGTGATTTATATGGTGCACCAGACAAACCTAGTGAACAGTTATTAGAGGATATGGAAGAAGAAAAAACTGGAGTGCCACAAGACCCTGCATTAGATGGTACAGGGCAACCAGGAGAACTATATGGAGCTCCTGAGGGTCCTACTATGCAAGAACAGAAATACGATGAAGCTAAACGTGAAGCTTCAAAAAAAATAGCTCCTATGTTTAGTGGAATGTTTTGGTTAAGGTCTATTAGTTCCGATATAGAACTTAAACCTTTTTCACCAAGTATAATGGCTAAAAAATTAGAGGAGGAATAATGGAACCATTTACAATAGGTATGACAATAGGCGGAGCTATTTTAGGTAAAATAGGTATGCGTAAAAGAAGACGTGAAGAAAGAAAAAGAAGAAAAGCAGAAAAACGTTTAGGGTTACAAGCACAAAAATCTTTGATAGGAAGTATAAGTGGATTGCGTGAAGAATACCAAGAACGTGCAGGGTTTGCTAGACAAGAGTTTGGTTTAAGACAGCAAAGTGCATTACAAGGTTATGGAATAGAAAGAGAATCTGTAGATGAGTTAATAGGTAGTACTGGTTTAGCTTATGGTGCTGGTGCAGAAAACAAAGGTAATTCTGTAGATGAAGCTTTTGGTAATCAATTAAAAGCAGAAAGATTGGCAGCTACTGAAAGAATGTCATCTTTATCTAGAGGATTTGAAGGTGAATTAAGAGATACCCAGGTAGGATTATTAAATTTAGAAAGAACAGCATCTGAAAGAGGTTATTCTTTACCTAAAATGGGTGCTAACTTTAATACAAACCCAAGCGGGTTAGGAGGAATAGTATAATGGCAAGTTATAGTGAAGCTTTTTTAGATGCATTGTCTAGAGCAAGTTCTAGTGTAGGGGATTTGATGCAACAAATTAAAGAACCTACTTTTGGTGAAAAACTTGAAATGGAAACAGACGCAAATAAGGATTTAGCTGGATACAATGCAGAGTTAGAAGGTATGTTAATGGATAAAAAAGGTAATATCAATAGAGATGCTTTGTTGCAAAAATATGGATATGATAAAGCATTAACTGAAATGGGTTTAACAAGTGAATATGAAATTGCAGCTATGAGAGAAGTAAATAAATTAAATATGTTAAAGATATCAGGAGATCAAGCTTTAGCACAGATAGGTGAAAAAGTAGCTGTTGATGCAGAAACTGCTGGATATGATTCATTAATAACTATGGGTGCAGTTGATTTTGCATCAGTAAGTAATCCAGAAGAAAATTTAGGAGAAGGTTTACTTGGTAGTTCATTAGGTTTGCTTAATCCCATGACTCATTGGAGATTTTTTGCTTCAGATTCAGGTAGAGCTACAAAATCTAGACAAGAATTTGCAGCACAATTAGGATTGTTACAAGCTGGAGTAGGAGATGTATTAAGATCTTCAGCAGTGAATCCTGATGGGGTGCCTGTTCAAGAAGCTTTAGGTCAAATAGATATTGCTTTGGAAACAGCAGAAAAGTTATATAAAAATGCTAACTTTCAAAATCTTGGAGATGATGCAGATTATTATTACGGAAGAATAGAATCTTTATTAAATTTAAAACAAGCTTTAGATAAATAAATAATGGTAAATCCGTATATAAATACGCTAAATAAACGTTTAGCCGAAGGTCGTCTAACTCAAAATGCCTATGGTAGGTTAATTAAAACTTATTATGATGGCAATGATGGAATGTTAGATAAAGAAACTACAGACTTTTTAGAAACTAAACTAACTGAAATGGAGCTTCCTTTAAGCAGTCCATCTACTTCGGATGGTATTGTAAAGCAAGCTGTTTCTGGTCTATTAGAGGGATTTACTACCTTTGGTTTTGCTGACACACCCGATACTCCTACAGAAAAAATAGTTAACAATGTATCTCATTTGATAGGATTGGCTCCTGGTGTTATGCTAGGTGGTGGTAGAATGCTAGGTGGTGCTGCTAAGACTGTAGGTAACGCATTAATACGTAGAGGTGGTTTAGAAAAAAATAAAAAACTTGTAGATTTAGGTAATAAACTTAAAGATAAATCAAGAAATCTAAAGAAAAGTAATGATGCATTAACTAGAGGCGTAGGAAGATTAGCAGGTTCAGCATCTTTTGTTGACAAAAACAATAAATTAGTATTTGGATTACGTAGTGGTAAACCAACAATGGTAGATCCTAGAAATGGTAAAGCTATATACGAGTTAAAATCTATACCTGGTAAAATAGCAGAAGTTATACAACAACAGGGTTTAAGTTATCTAGGTGATAACAAAGCTAAGGGTATGACATTTATCACACAGGGGTTATTACGTAACAAATTTAGTGAAGAGGGCGTAGCTAGAATTTTACATGAAGCTGGTCACGTTGGTTTGTTAATGGCTTTTTCTAATCAACCATTAGCTACTAGAAACGAAGACGGTATTAAAGGTATGGCTATGGCTGGTATGCATGGAGCTATTGCTGGTGGTATATTTGGTAGTATTGGACAGTATGCAAACGTATCTAAGTTAGTTAATTCTACTAATCCAGCTTTAGTACAAGCTGGTAAAAATGTAGTAAGAAAAACAGCTAAAAGTTTAGTTACTAGAAATGATATGGAAGCTACACAATTTGTAAATACAATGGTAAGAGCTACAGCTGGTGCAGGATATGGCTTAGGGACGTCCTTATTGCATGATTTACCAGTAGAAGAGCAGATATATGAGACATTGATGGGGGTATTCTTTTCTGTCAACGGTAGGCCTACATATGAGAATAGAGCTACTAAAGATATAAATAGGCATGCAAACATATTTGAGATGACTAAAACAAAAGAAGAGAATCTTGCTAATTTAAAATCTCAAAAATGGTTTCAAAAAGAAACAAGTGAATATAAACAATATTGGGAAAATCATATAGATTCTATAATGAAACAACAGCTAGAGTCTGTTATAAATATTACTCCTCAAGCACAACAAGCTTTATTGAAAACTATTAAACAAGCAGACAAAGATGGGTTGTTAGATAAAAGTGTTATAAAAAATATTATGGAAGGAAGAAGTGACGCAGAAGGTACTGTTGCTGTAATACAAGAATTAATAGGTATTAATAAAAGAATTTCTGATCCTAACTACAATGAAAAAAGAAATATTGAAAGTTATAATACCAATGACTTTATAGACTTGAGTCTTCTTAATAATGTTAAAAACTTTAAAAACGAACAAACAACTGGTAATGAATCAGATTTTCCAGTACATAGTTTAACTGAGATAGGAAATAAAATACAAGAAATAGCTGCTATTAAAGGGCAAAATCCGATTTCAAAAGAAACTTTTCATTTAGATGTAAATTCTTTGTATAAAAAAACAAAAAAAGAAGCTTCGTATGTAGATAGAAAGGGAGAAAAACGTGTAGATGTAGATGTTTTTGTTCAAAAATTTGTAGATAAATATGGACTTGGAAAAAAAGGGACTTTAAGTGAAACTGAAATGGGATACATAAGAAAAGTTGCTTTAAATTTTGAATTTAATTCTCCTGTAAAAGATCATTATCTAATAAATATGGTTCCAGGAGAAGGATTATCAAGAAAAGATATGAAAAGACCTAGTATGATGATAACTGCAAAAAATGTAGACCCCAAAGGTAATCCTATTAGTAAGTTAACATCTGGGAGAAGAGACAATTTTGAAAATTTTGATAATATGAAAGTCAAAGTTATAGATAACATGGAAGTAAAAACAGGTGAAGGTAATGTTTATGTAAAACCAAATGATCGTATAGTTGATTTTGCACAAGGTGAAGGTAAAGCTAGGATAGCTGTAAGCGATAAACAATGGTATAACTTTGAAAAAGAATTAAATAAAAAAAATGAATTTATATATGGTGGGATAGCAGACACTGGTAGAATAGAAGTTAGAACATATCCTTGGGGATCTGAAGGTAAAAAAGGTCATATTCCATTAACGGGAGAAAAAAAATCTGTTGCTGCTTTATATAACATAATTAAAACTGTATATGAAAAAGTAGATCCTATTGCAAAACAATTTATTAACTCAGCTGAATATAAAAAAGATATTAACAGTAAGGTAAGAGAAAATGCTGTAGCTACAATGATATATAGAATGAAAGATTTTGGTTTAATAACTGAACAAAAAAATATTACTTATGCTAATATTAGAAAATTAATACCTAAATATATTAATATGGAAAGAGGAGTATACGGACCTCGTAGTGCTGCTAAGTCTCAAAAGTATTTAAACTTGTTTGATAAAGATGAAATACCGTTTTTACCAGGTGAAAAATTAGGTTTAAAAAGCAATGACATGAGAGGTATTGTATTAAAAGATTTAAATAATAACTCTGAAACAGATGGTACTATAAAATTATCTCCTGAAGTTTTTGATATTATTATTAAATATATGGGAGACAGTTCTAAAGCTATAAATGCTAAAGGATCTTTAAATTCTCCATCAAACAGTAAAAGAGGATTAGTTTTAGGTAAGTTTGCTTATGTTCGTGCAGATGAAGTAGATGCAAAATATATGAAAGACAACGATCTTCAGTTTATGATATATGAAAGTGGTGCTAAATCACATATTAATATAAGACCTTTAGAATTAAATAGAGACGCTTATGATAAATCTTTAAAAATAAGAGATCAAAAGGGTATATATCCAGACCTAAAAAATGATTTAGGTGTATTTACAGTTAAAAGTGATCATTTCCATTGGAATACATCTGTATATGAAAAAGTAAATCAGAATGGCAAATTAAACATTATGCAACAAATGTATTTAAATATGAACGGTATACAGTTTGATAGAAATACTGAAGTTGGTAGAAAAGCACATAAAGCATGGAGCAAATTGTTATTTGACAATGTTATGGGTGATCCTAAAGTAAACAAAGAAGTTGAATCGAGAATAAAAGGAAATAAAAATCAATCATTAAAAGGTTTAGATATAGATAAAATTAGTTTAAAATTAGTTGATGATATTATGACAGCAAAAACTAGAAAAAAAGCGTATAAAGATATAGCTAAACATTTTTATTTTGAGAATAAACATGGACAATTTTTAGATACAGAAACTTCTTCTATGCAAGAAATTACATCTAAACACTTTGGTCAACATTGGGCATCTAGTGGATTCGAAGCTTCAGCATTGCAATCTAGAGGTGGTTCTGCCTTCTTACAAAAAACATTAAGAAATTATGCTATGACACGTATGGTTAGACCAGAAGTTAGCAATTCATATTCTACTATATTAGGTTCTTATGATTGGAAAATTTCATTAAAAAAACAAAAATATAGTGAAGCAGAAGCAGGTTTAGCTGATAACGAATTTATGTTAGCAGAAGGTGCTGCCGATATAATGCGTATACAAGACCCAGTAACAGGTAAAGAAATAAAACTTGGCACTTGGTGGAAAACTATGTCTAAAATACTAGATAGAAAGATGTACAATGATAATAGATTGCATCCTACTTTAGATAAATTTTCAGCAGAACAATTAAATGACTGGTTAGATTCTCAATATAGTTTAATAAATCGATCTCCAGTTATGACAGCTGGTGATATGAGAGCTTTAAAATTTGTAGGATTTGTTCGAGGACAAAGTAAGAAAGGTATGAGTTTGTACACTAATGCTAAAAACGATGAAATGATGGGTGGTGCTGATAAAGATATTGACTCTGCTCACTTGTCTTGGGGGATGCCTAAGGATATTGTAAAGGGATTTAGACAAGAGCATGTACAATACGAAATGTCAAAAGACATGACTAAAAATACTGAAAATTATGATATTAAAGATGACAATTTTATAAAAGATGTAGTTGATATGCAATTAGCAGATAAAAATCCTTTTGGTATATTATTATTAGGTCAAAAACAATCAGCAGCAAGAGCAGCTAGGTATGGTAAAACATCTATTGGTGTTATATTTAATGAGTTTACACGTATAAAAACTGCAGTAGATTTAGCATTGCGTGAAAGAAATGACATATCTATGAAAGACAAAAGATTAATATACCAAGACGTTGTAAGATTGAATAAGTCTATTGGTAATAGATATATAGATGCTATGGAAACAAAAAGTATTGATGACGCTTTTTCTGTTATGACTAAAGTTAAAGATAAAATAAAAAATAAATACAAAATAGATATATCTAAATATGAAAAAACTATTCAAGACTACCATAGTGCTACTATAAAACAAGATTTAAAAGGAAGTTCATATGAAGTAGTTTCTAATAAGATGTTAGAATTGCAGGGTGGAGTAGAGTCTTACATGAAAGAAATGGCTAGTTACACTAAAGATTTAAACTTAACTATAGATCCATTGTATGGATATAGCAAAGACAATGTATTTCAATTAGTGAGAAATGCTAATAGATTTTTAGCAAACGATCCTTACGCACAAGCATTTGGTATACAAAACGAAAAAATGTTTGACAATGTATTTTTTAATGAAAGAGGAATGACGCAGTCAGAAATTGACGTAATTAAAAATAACACACATTTTTTATATAACAAAATGCATGTATTTAGAGTTGTTAAAGCAGTTCAAGAAACTAATAAATTTATTACAGATGTTAAATCTGAGTTTGACAATTACTTAGGAATGAATGTAAAACAATTAGATAGTTTTGTAAGAGAGCTTATACATGTAGCACAACAACAAAAGTTTATGCACAGTGGAGAACCTTTAGCTGCTATAAAAAAATATAAATCTGATTCTAGGAACAATGCTAATCAAATGAGTTATCCAGAAGTTGTTTTTACAAGCAAAGAAATGTTAAAAAAAGAATTAGAAAGAATTTATACTCAAGGAACACGTGGAGAACTACCTCCTAAAGTTCAACAAAAAATTAATAAAAGAGTAGTAGAATTGTTTGAGTATTGGCACGAAGCTAATCCGTTTATGGAGTTAGATTTTAATACCATGACTGGTGCTCAAAAGAAGTTTATGGAACAAAGAAAAAATTTGATGATAGGTGTATCAAACAAATTAACAAATTTAAAACAATATTACAAAGGTAATACTAAAGGAAATCCAAGACCTAACAATTGGAAATCTAGAAACGATATAAATCTTTGGAGTAAAGATGATAGGAGACTACATAATAAATTACGTAGTCAGTTAAGTGCTTTAGAATACGAAGCAAGAAGATTTGCTCCTGAAGGACCAGATAATATGATGCGTAATGCTGCTATTTCTGAGAAAGTTAAAACAGATATAGCTAAATTTGAAACAAAGGTATTAGGTGCGTTAAATCCAGTTGAACCACTTGCTAGAGATAAGAAATTTTACAAAATGATAGGAGAACCAGAACCTACTAACCATACAGATGTAGATGGACCTGGTAGATTAATAGACAATCATGTAAAAAATACTGGAAAGTTTACAAACGATCTAATACCATGGGAAACTTTATCTAAGGTAGATAACATATCAAAAGAGATAGATAAAACTTTGTTGCCCTTAAATAAACAAATAGAAAAATATAAAATGAGTTCTAATGAAGCTCAAAGACAATTAGACAGGTTTTCAGATATTATATACACAATGATAAAAAATGGAAATACTCCAAACGTAATTGAACTTTCAAGTATATATTTAAAAGCTTTTCAACAGTTAGATGTAGTTTCAAAGTCTGGTATTACAGAAATTGATTACACTCATTTAAGAGTTTTTAATAATTTTTTACAAAACATGTATACAGATACTTGGGTAGAATATGCAACTAGAAATTCATTGCATAAAAAATATGTTAAAGAAATAGAAGGTATAGAAAAAATTACTGGTAAAAAACTTATGCCTCCAAGCTGGGTAACAGATTTACAATTTCCTTCACAACAAGCTAAAGTTATGCAAAAAGTAGAAAAAGCTGCTTTTAAAATAGAAGCTATTGCTACTAAAAAAAATGGAAAATTTGTAGAAGAAGGAATTAAATATCCTACAGCAACAGTAGAGCTTATGGCTGAAAGCGTAGGTAAGGCACATCAAGCTGGTGAAGCACTATATAAAGCGTTAGAAACAGAATTTAATGGTAAGTTAGATGTAATTAGAACTACAGAACAAAAAGAATTGTATAATAAATATAAATCTACTATTGAAGCGGTAGCTTCATATGAAAGACAAATGGGACTAAAGGGAGATGAAGCTCCTAATAATCAAGGACCTAGACCTACGGAACACCCAATTTCTATAGAAAATTTAACTAAAAATGTTATAGAATCTAGAAAAAAATTAGCTAACATACCTAAGGATGTAACATTTAAAATAAAACAACGTGGTACAGATAGAACCTTTGAAGCAACGCCTAGAGATTTAGTTGAATGGATCAAAGATAATATTCAAACAGAAAGTATGACAGAAGCATACAAACTTTTACATGAAAGTAATTATAAAGAAATATCAAAGATGTTAACACCGAGTCGTTTGAAACAAATGGGTATGGCTAAAGAAGGTATTTTAGATTTTAATAAATTTTATAATCCTAAAGAAAAACCTGTCCCAGGAGATTCACATTTTTCTAACAAAGTATTATCAGAAACTCTTTTAAACAAACACGGTATTATTGTACCTGAACGTTTAAAGTTTATAGAAGATATAAATTTAATGGATAAAAATTTACATGAAGGTAAAAATACTGTACGTAAACATTTACATACAGATGATATGAAATGGGCTGAATACCAATTAGATTTATTAGATATAGTAGAAGGCAAGTATGGTTCTGTACTACCTAATGGTAATTATGGTTTGAATTATAAAGATTTAGCTAAAAAGAAAAACAAAAAAACTAAAAAAACATTGTTGTTTGAAATGACAGAGTTTGTTAAAAATTCTAATAGAGATAAAATAAATGAAATGAAAACTGGATTTCAAGGTACTCAAGAAATAGACGGTACAAGGTTTAGTAATTTATATCATCCATTAGGAGGGCAAGACGCTACTAAACAAAAAGCTGAACGTATACAAAAAGAACATGTACCGCAAGAAGCTTTAAGATATTTTGGAGAATTAGTTAATAAAAAAACTGGAGAAATATATACAGAATATAAAGATATACCTATTAAAGATTATTTGAATGGAGATATTTCGGGTAGATACAACTCTAAAACAGGTATTAAAAAAAATCAAATTAGATTAGAAAATCCAGATTTATATGAACAAATAGAAAGTGGATTTAAAACAGAAAAAGAAGCAGCTGAAATATTATATGATAATATGACAGAAAAATTATTAAACAATCCAGAAAGATTTAATAATCCAATGTATGACGAGGTAGCAGAAAATAGAGTTAACAACCTTGCTAAAAGAAGTAATAAAAAAGAAAAAGTAGGTGGAGGGGTTGCAGTTAACGCTCGATCTAAAGCTGCAATACCAGTAGAAGGATACGATGTTTCTTTAAACGCTTATAGAAAATATTTAAAATCAGGTGCATTAGGAGTAACAAATCAACGTGCATCATTGGCTATAAGATTATATTTAAGAAACTTTAAGAATGGTACTATAATTGGTAATAAAAATATTGACCCTGATGTAGGTAGAGCATGGCATCATAAGTTAGTAGATATAGCTAGAGGTTATATGAATATGCCAAGTGTACGTAATTTTGAATTGTATGGTGTGACTGAAAAAGATATGAATATGTTAAAAGATTATGCGGAAACTGGATATTCTATTCACTATACACCCAAAGACATTGTAGACAAAAAACTTATAAATGATTTTAAAATGTTTACAAGACCCAATAAAGCAGAAGAAAGATCTATGCAAAAAGAGTTGTTAGCAAAATATAAAGTAGAAGACAAAAAATTATCTCATAAAATAGGATTAGATAAAATAAGCAATAGTAAAACTATAAAAAATAAAGCTAAACTTGTAGCTAAAAAGAAAGCATCTCATACGCGTATGATGAATAAAACAAAACAACAAATGAGAGACGACTTATATGGAAAGTTTTATGATTTAGAAGGAACGTTAATACCTAGAAATTCAATTTTATTTATTGATTATGCAGAAAATCAAATTATTAAAAAATCTGGTAAAGGTCGTTTCGAAATAACGTTAGAATACGATACATCTAAAAGTAAATTAGGTATGTTAAGAAACAAAACTAACGAATACAGAGATGATTTTATATATAGTAGAAATCCAGAAACTGGAGAAATAAATACAAATATTATTAATAAAAGAAATATAGATATAACACATATGCGTAAATCGTTTAGATCTTTTTATAGTGAGGAAACTGTTGGTAATGTTATGTTAAAACTAGAACAACGAGCTAATAAGTTGTTAGGAAAATTAACTAACAATAAAATACAAATGTTTAAAGATTTACCAAAAGACCCAGCTAGTAGGCATAAAGCTATGGTAGCTAAATTAAATTGGATATCAGACATGGAAGGTAAGTTTGAGATGATGGCTTTATTAGCACACCCTAAATCAGCTATGGCAAATGCTTATGGTGGTACTACAAACCTTATTACGGACGTAGGATTTGATTATTATTTAAAATCATTAGATGAAGCTTACTTAGTTAATGATGTATTTAAAGGTAAAACTTATAAATTGTATGATTCTAAATTAAGAAAATTTATAGATGAGCCTATTAAAACTAAGGGTGACGTTCATATGTATTTTGAACAAAGAGGATTTTTAGATTCTAACATTCAAAACGAATTAGTACAAATGAAACCACCAGGAGATACAGATTGGAAAGCTTTTTCTAATGAGGCAGGTAAAATATTGGGAAGAAAATTTAAAAAATTACCTATATATACAAAAGACTCAGAAGTTAATAAAAAAAATAAAGCTGAAAGAGACAAAGAAGTTAAACTTACCTTGTTTGAAGCTGGTACAGAATTTGGTATTAATAAAAAAATGGTTGAATATGGTGCGTCGTTTATGCGTGTAACTGAAAGACATTTACGTATGAAAACTGCAATAGCACATTATGTTAAAGCTAAAGATTTATTTACAGACAGTAGAGGTAATGTAGAAGTTAACGAAAAATTTCTGTTAGATTATGCACAAAAAGGAATAGAAGCTACGCAATTTATTTACCATGCTACAAATAGACCTGGATTTAGTAATACTTCTTTTGGAAGAATGATGACACGTTTCCATCCTTATAGTTGGAATAGTATTAGAAGAAGAGCTAATATTATATCTGATTATATGATAACTGAAGGATATGGTGATTTTGAAGCTAACAGAAGATTTGAAAATCAAATGAGTGCAGACCTTATGGTATCAGCCTTAGGATCGGTGTTTGCTGCTAGTATATTTGAATATGCATTATCACCACCTATGAACTGGGCTGTAGATTTTTCTCACTTAATGTTTGGTGATCAAAAAGAAAGAGAAAGAGCTTTTTATAATCAATATGGTCATCCACTATTAGCACCATTAGGGATTGTTACGCCACCTGCTGGTAGATTTGTATTGTCTCCTATGACAGCATTAATAAACAATGACTGGGAACCATTTTGGAAATATACTGCTGCTACAGCATTACCGTTTGGTAGAGTTGGTAGAGATTTATTAAGAACTGCAGACACTTTACCTATGTTTGGAGAGTTTATGTTTGGTATTCCTATACATGCTATAGGTAGATTAGGGAATAAACCTGAAAAAGAGCCTGAAGAAGGCGAAACAACCGAATAAGGCCCGTATATATATCTAGAATCGATTTTATTGTTTTAGACTGGTTGTAACCCTTAAAAAATTTTTTATTACTACTATACCTTATATTAGGGGTGCTAAATCACGTACAATGTCATTAAACGTGATCTAGCCTTCTTTCCCTTTATATATCTTCTTCGATTTCTTCTTCATCTTCAAATTCACCCCAATCGTTACATCCAGTGCATAAAGCAATGTAATGTCCTGGATCACCTGTCTCTATCGGTTCAGATGCTGGTACTCCATTAGTACAAATTGTACATTCCATATTTCTCCTTTACTATCCCCCCTTTCGTTAATATATCATATACATCAGTGCCAACCAAGTGTATTTGCTTTTAAGGGTTAGGTGGATTTTCACCACTTGCTTCCTTTTAAAGCACGTTGATTTATAGGGGGGATAATTATCTAATTATCTTGATTAATTCTTTTAAGTATTTCTTCAATCATTTCTTTTTCTGTTTCACCAACAAAAGGTGCTTTTCTATAATTAAGTAATGCAGCTTTAACAATCATTAATTCTGCTGGATTATAGAAATCTAAATAATTGTCTTTTTTCTTAGCCATAACTATCTCCTTGATCTTCCGATTTTCTTAACACTTTATCATGATTTGCATCATTAGTCATATTATCTAATGCATAATCTTTATCTTTATCTCTTTTGTTTTCATCTCTTTCATCAAGTGCAATTATAATTTTCTTTGATATAGAGACTAACAACTCAACTTCTTTTGAACTAAGGTTTATGTTTACCATTTTTCATTTCCTTTTCTATTTTAATTAATCTTATCCATTCTACATATGGTATTACTGCTAACGCTTCTTTGCGATCCATACGTGTAACTACTAAGTCTACATCATCTGCATGATGCTTAGGATATAACCATTGTGCAATCTTCTTTTTCATTTTAGCTTGGACTGCATATCCTTCTACTAAACAATCAACTTGTTCAGACTTACCTAATGCCTTACCATTGGAGGCATAGGCCCTCTCAGCAGAGAGCCCTTCCTCTTTAGCAATGTTAACACATTCTCTTTCAAGATTGTTACCACGTATTTTATTTCTATGCGTCATACATCGGTCCATTTTGAAACGTATTTTTATTTAAAGTAAAGTGATCATCTTTACCTAAAGTAATAACGATTTTAAATGTATATATGTATAATGCAATTGTAAAAGCACGTCCTGCGAATTTACTATGTCTAAGTAATATTTTAAATATCCATAGTTGTATTCCGTAAATATCAGTATTCATACTTTTACTATTATCATTAATTAATCTAAACATATTTAACTACTTTCATTTAATTGCTTAAAAGTAAAGTCATCTGTGTTAAAGAATACAGTCATTTCAAACCTATCTTCGTCTCTTGATTTCTCAGATACGACTTGTCTTACTTTTTCTGATCTTTCACCTTTAATAACTAACACTTTGTCAGCTTTTTGTACTAGATTAGATGAACCTTTTAATGAATGCAATGCAACTACATTACTAGCTGCACTAGCTTTATTTAAATGTGATATAGCAATAATGATTATATTGTTTTTCTGTGCTATTTGTTTTAGCCCGTCAATAACCATATTTTGTTTTTCTATTTCACCTCTATTAAAGTCTACTTGCACTTCATCAGCAGTATCTACTACTAATACATTTGGTTGATATTCTGCAACGATTTTCTTTACTGAATCTATTCTTGGTGCTATAGTCATTAGTTTAACGTGTCCTAATTCGTCTTTAAGCGTAAAGTCTGGATTAGTTTTATATTCATTATTAATCCAATCTTGACTTTTACCTATAGCCATTTGACCAAAGCGTCTGAAAGTTAATTCTTCTTTCATTTCTAAAGATAGATACAGTACTTCTTTCAATGCCTTTGTTACTAAGTATTGTACAAATGCTGATTTACCCATACCTGTGTCACCAGAGAAAACAATTAGTTCACCTGGTTTAAATGTATATTTATGTGTATTAAATAAAGCACCTACATCTATTGAACGTTTAGTTAAATCTTCACTTATATATTCACGAAGATTCTTTTCTAATGCATCAATACTATTAATTTCTAATACATAGTCTTTATTTTTAAAGTAAATACACTTAGGGTCACAGTACTCAGCCATAATATGATCTTTGCAACTATACACATAATTTCCTTCATATGTATTGTTTACAGATCTTATGACTTCATTTTCTGGTAATGTTCCATCACTCCATGTTAGTAAACCGTTTAAAGCTACTAAGTATGGAACACCAGAACGTTTGTACGAGCTTGCCATACGCATTAATTTCATATTACGAGAACCTTTTATTGGTCCTTCATTAAATATGTGTTGCATGCACGATACTACATTAGACACATCACCTTTTCTACTATCACCGTTAGTGACAGCAGCTATTGTTGGCGATGCAACTACCATTGATTGTAAGTATGGATCAAATTGTATATCTTCAGATTTAAACATATTATCATAAAAACCTGGATATTTCTTTGACCATTTAGTGTATGCTGTTTTACTGTTAGCAAACTTTTTAATATCATTATATGAATAATCCTGTAATAAATTCATAGGAATAAAGACTTTATATAAACCTGTTTTGGTATTTAAAGCCCATTCACTACGTATTATTCTTGTTTTATCATATATAGAATCACCAAAACTAAAATGTTTTTCTAATGTAAATTTTAATTTTGTATGTAATTCTTTACTTGGTTGCAAACCAAATACATTCTTTATTTTAATATGATAACCACTACCACTAAACCATATATTAATATCTTCTGCCATAACTCCTTTATCTAATACTTCAGATAAACAATTCATAACATAGGGATTAAATGATTTGTCGTCTATATCACCTTTATCAATGTCTAAATGTATGTAATTTAAATAAACTAACCCGTTAAATCCTTTTACAGATCCTTCTTTATCTACGTGTTCAGTAAATGATTCATCAAAATGGTAATAAGAACGATACATTTCTTTTTTAAATGCATTTTTTTGTACCATATCATTGTAGATATTTATATTACCAGTAACATTTCTGTTATTGATAGAACCTTCTACTATTTCTACGATAGCTTCTCTATTTTCCATCCTTTTGCTTTTCCTTTCACGTCTTTAATTTCTATTAGTTTAATTCCCATTCTAGATAAATTATCACTTGAACGGATTGTTCTAAATGCTCTAGAATATGTACTTGGCGTATGTACTTTCTGATGAGCAAGTCTTCCATAATTACCTATTTGTGTTTCAAAATCGTAACTATAGAAGACTTTAGATCTGTTCTTCATTTGATTTTCTATCCAATAAAGAACTATTTTCTTAGCTGTCATTAAAACGGTAAGTCTTCAACAGCTACTGATTTACCGCCAACTTCTACAGTATCTTTTTTGTAGTTTTTAGGATAACCTTTTTCTACTTGTGCTTTGAACTTAGATTCTAAGTCCTCTACATTATCCCAACTTGACATAGTAGTCCAGATTGCTCTTTTGTACTTACCAGTAGATTCATAACTTAAACATGCTACTTGTGCATCATTTAAAGCATCTACATTAATTTCACCTACATCAGATACGTTTAGATCTTTACCAGCTGCTAAATACAATGTATTTACATCATCTGGAAATTTAAGATCTGTTACAATACCGTTTAGATCTTTTTCAAAGTTTTGATTAATGAAACATGTATAGCTATAGCCATTTCTTTCATCAGTCAATGTAACTTTTAAAGTGGTATCATTGTATTGTGAGTCTTGTTGTGTTACTTCACTAATTTTACATTTATTAATGAAATAGTTTTTATTATTGCTAGAATTAGCAACTTTCGTTCCTGTAATTGCCATTATTTCTTCTCCTTTTTTACAGTTTTAGGTTTATTTTTGGCTTTTTGTGCAATTTCTTGCTCAATTTTTATTACACCCATAAAATGTTCCATTGCTTTAGACCATTTTATTTTAGTATCATAATAATCAGCACCACGTCTTTTAATATGTGTGCTTATATGATCTTCTGGCATATATATTTTAGCTAAATTGAACATTCTATCTAAAACACCTAGCAAATCAACTGTTACTGCTGATGTTTTTTGATTTAATTGTGCATTAACTACTTCTTCTGCACTTGCAAACGCCATATCACCACCAAATCCTGCAAATGCTAATGCACGACCTACTGCTGATGTTTCACAATTTTCCATTGCTGAAGTTTTGTTAATGAAAGTTCCATTGTCTCGTTCTGCTGCTAATCCAGTAAAACAAATCTCTGGTTCTTGTAATGGATTTGGTGTTATTGTAGCTTGTATTACATACTCATTACACATATCACCTGTTTTTGAATCTACGATATTACTCACAGATATTAATTCAGTCTTTATTGAACATCCTTCAAAGGTGTTTCTATATTCTACTAAACGATCTTTGACAAATGTATATTTTGATACATCGAATCCCATTTTAATTTCTCCTATTTAAGTTAATATTTAATTTTTAAAGCCCATTAATATAGCTACTAACAGGCTTTAAATCAAGAACTAATTACTTAGTCTCTAGCATCATAGTAGGAAAATGAAACGACAATTCCTTGTTGTATGGTTGTTCTGTAATCAATTTCCTAATGGAATTTGCTATAAAACTACCACTCATATTACTACAATATGATGTTGCTTTTGCATTACATGGTTCACTACTTCCATCTTTATCTGAATACCATGTTTTAAGGTATTGTCCTAATGTTGGATTAGTAAACACATACTGTTGGTAATGTTCTGCACCCATTCTACCGTCTATAAGATATAATGGTTTTTGTTGCTTCATTATATTCTTGACTGCATCAAGTCTTGATTCCATAGAGTCAAAACCTAAGATTATAATGTCATTACCGTGTGGTATGTAATGCTCAAATAAACCATCTACACAACCAATGGTTATATCTGAACTTATTGTTTGGCATATTGTTCTTAAGGCTTTTGTTTTAGATTGCTCTAAATCAGAAATCCTAAATTGCGACACACCAAGATTTTCTTCACTTACTCTATCCATATCATATAAGTATAAGTTATTGCCACCCATTCTAACTATTTGAGTAGCTGCGGCACTACCTATAGCACCGCAACCTAATATATGATATGTATATTCATTAAAGTTACTTACTATTGAACTATAGCGTTGTTGTAACATTGCTGTATCCTCCATATCCTATTTCATCTTCTTCACCTTCAATATCATATTCTATGCATTTATCTTCAAAAGACCATTTAGATCCTTTTCTATAAACCCATTCATCTGCGTTAAATGTAGCCATAGCTGCAAACAAGAATTTTTCATGTCCTTGTTCTTTAACTAAACCACATCTTAATTCACTTTTATTTTTCTTTAATTCGTAATTAAGTTTATTAACTGACATTTGGTATTCTTGAAAATCTAAAGATGTAAGATAGTCCATTAATATATTATCTATTTTAGATTCAACTTGAACCATTTCTAAGTCCATTGGCTTTTGTTGCCACACACTTAGCTGGTTATAAGTTTTACTAGATAATGTATTTGTTTTGGGATATACAAACTTAGTAGGTTTATCACACAGCTTATCAACAGTATCTCTGATAAGTTTAGGGACAACTTTAGCTTTAGGTTTATTAATAATATCCATTTCTACATCTTCATGCATTTTATAAGGATGCCATAAATTAACTCTTAACTTGTATTCTTGTTTTAAGTTAATTACTAAAGATATAGACATTGAACCATTACTAAATTCATCTATTGCTGTTAAGTCTGTTCCAGACCAAAACACTTCCATTGTATGATGACTATGCCACCAAACAAATTGAAATGGTTTGTCTTTCATTTTCATAGCAGTTTTAACATAATATTCAGCTAATGCATCTTTATCTAATACAGTATTACCACCACTTATTTCTTGTTGTAGTATTACTGGTTTATGCATTTTCCATTTATTATCTTTATCTTGTTCTGCTATTAGGAATCCACCAATTTCTGATGTATGCTCATCATAAGCATACCTTGCATAGTTTTGTAATGTATTCCAGTCTTTATTACTTATGTAGAAATTAGCCATTATTAGTCCTCCTTGTATTAGCATTTACCCACATTGACATTTCACGTTCTAACTGATTTGCATCTTGATCTTCTAATGCTTCAAGAGTTGTTCTTGTATTTTCATTAGTTAATGCCTCAAGTGCGTCACCAAATTCTGGTAACTCATCTAATTCATCTGCATCAACATAATCTAGTGTTTCTTTTGTGCTTATCCATTCTATAAAAGCCATAGTATCAGCTTCTTTTGTAACACTAGCATATTCTAAACAGTTATGTGAACTAGAGTGTGTCATCATTGCATGTCTTGCATTGATAAGGTGTTCTGCTAAGAACTCTTCATACCAATCAACTTCACCGACATCATATTTATCTAACCACATACATGTATATTCTTCATCATATATATTACGATATTCATTTTCTAAGTATGCTACTACTTTATTTTCTAAAGAATCCATAGTAACTAAACTTAAAAAGTTATCTTTTAATGATATATCTGTATCCCAGTAACCTAAGTAGCATTGATACATAATAGATAATCTTTTATGTGCATCAGTAGCACTAAAACCTATTTGATTCCATACTTCTTGCATTTCTGGTCTTCTCTCAAGAAACATATAACGAATTCCTTGTAAAGGATTTGATCTTGTTGTATGCCAAACATTCCATGAATTAAACAATGACAATACACCAAATACATCCATTTGTAAGAAACATGTATTAAATTCACTAGTTATGTCACCATGGCAGACATTGTTCCAATGATTTTTGTCGTATTCAACATATCTACCAACACCAGTAGGCATTACATATTCTCTTACTCCAATATAAGGGTATGCTGTTACAGTATAACTACTACTGTAATTTGATGATATGTTTAATGGATCAGAATTACCTTCAATTGCACCATCATAACCTGCACCTGAACCCCATACACTACAACTTCGTATTCCAGTTCTGTGACTAAGGCTATTTTGATATCTAACTTGAACATTACTAGTACTACTTAAGTTTGAAGAAGTTACTTGTTTGATATCATTATTTAAAAATATCATTTTGTTAATAACTTCTGAAACTTTAAAATAGAATGTCATATGTATTGGTTCTTCTAATTCATGACTATAAACTATATTACCTTCACGATTAACAAAATCCATTACTGGTTTATTCCATGTGTATTTTTGATAAACATAGGTTTGTTCGTATTTAATACAATCTATCTCAGCTGGTGTTAGATTTCTACCACTTATTTGCAATTCATCAATATGATCTTCAGGTATTCTGTACATATCAATTTCTACATTAACATGACCATTACTAGACACTGTTTCGGCTATATTCTTTTGTGTGTCTAGATGTTTTAAGAAACTTTGATATGCGTTTTTAAACACATCTTCATTGCTATCAAATCCTATGTTATTAGCTCTTAATCTTTTGAGCTTTTCATCTAGATCTAATACTTTGTCTGTGAATTGCTTTTTATACCATTCAGCATTACTAGCTCTACTAAATAGTGTTTGTATACTACTAGTAGGTTTATTGTATTGATGAAATCTAGTATCTATACAATCTAATATCTTTTGTTTGTAACCAGCACCCCATCTAAATGTTTTAGTAACATGCAATGGTTCTAATGGTTGTAATTCTGATCTATTGCCATAAGACCAATTAGTAACCATCCACCTATTGTTGATTATATCTAAGTCGTCAAGTATTTCTTTTTGAGGTCCTAATCGTATTGTGTCTGCTACTTCTTTGTAATTAGGTTCTCTATTTTCTATTTCTATTTTCATTATCTTCCCTTCATTGAGATATGAAGGGTAACTATCGATCTACAGTGAGCTATCTATTATTACTTGTGAATAATGTAGAGATTTGTTGTTACCCTTCATGGTTTAAGTTAACTGATTATCCACCAGTTTTATCTCTTGCTACAATAGCAAGTGCAGCACCGTCTTCTAAGACTTTACTGTCGTCTGTTGCTACTACACCGTTATAATTAACTGATGCATTAGCTGGGACATTACCTAAATGATCTTTAAGATGTCCTATAGTAGTAACATTAGATGGTAATGCTGTATCTGCAAACGCAGAAGTATTCCACATCAATCTAATGGTTAGAGTTGAATCACTCATGTTGTATCCTCCTTAGGATTTGTATTATTAATATTAATATGATCTTTTATCGATTCTGCTTTCTTTAATAAGAAATAAGAATGCTGTAAGTAAGTTATCGCACTTGCTATGTTAAGAGAATACTCATTAACATAATTCTTCTGTATCTTTTCTTTGTGTTCTTTCATTTTTTTTAATGATACTCCAACTTGTTTTGGTGTTTTATCATTAAAACTTCTTAATTCGGCTGTTTGTATTTTTAAAGCAGTACAATAAACAAGACAATCTTGTATTTCTTCTATTGCTTCACTTAAATTATTTCTATCTAAGTTATCTGCTTTAAATATAGGAACTTGTTCTCCATACTTCTTTGCACCGACTTCTAATCGTTTTTCTACATCTATTAGCATTGTACTTACATAAGAACCTATTTCATTCCATGTTAATACATTATCTGCTTCTAGCTGTTCACCACTCATGTATATACTATTTTTGACTTCATTTAGTATGTAATCATTATTACTGATCATGTAGTATAACCTTCTTTCTGAATTGTTCAATCCATGTTTTTTTACTATTTTTTAACGGAACTCCTTGAAATATCCACCATGCACCATATTTCTTTCTAAACTCTATTGCCATAGCTTTACGCCATGCATCATTATGCACTATTTTAGTTTCAGGGACTAATTTAGGGTTGTTATTTTTATCATATTTAATAATCATGTTTTCCATCCTCTTTTCCATCCATTAGCTACTGATGTTTCAGTAACTTGTTCTCTTTTAAAATGTCTATTAGACATGTAATCATAAAATGTAGCTTGATCTTTACCGTCTACATCTATGTATTGTATTTGTGCTAAATTATTAATTCTTAAATACAATATCATAGAATTAATGTCTTTATCACTATATTCATCGTCCATTTTTGTTCACCTCCAAAGGTATTTTTTAATTAATTCATATAATATTATTACTATTATTAACAAACATAATAATTCCATGTGCGTTAAGCAAGCATAATAAACTATATCTTGATCTATGTCATAAAACATATGTTTCTCCATTTATAAGCAAGGCATACACGACGATTGTATGCCCTACTCTTGTTATCAAAGGAAGATAACAACTAACGATGTGAAGCCAATTGATCGCAATAATCGTCTATTGCTTTGTCTTCAAGTCTTTTGTTTTTCCTCTTTTTTTGTAACCTTATAAGTCGTTTAGCATCATCAGTAGCCAGGTTACGACTACGGCGACTGAGACGAATATTACTATTGTCATCCATTTACTTTCCCTCCAAATAGGCATAAAAGTATCTTTTACTCTTTTTAAGTATAAGAAATTGGTTCTTTTTCTTCCTATTTATTATTTTTATCAACTCATCACTATGTATTCTTGTGAAATCGTTGTAACAAGTATACACATCATTAAAACTTAAGAATAATGCTTCTTGTTTGTATCCATATGTTGATCCTCTAAATGGATATACTTTAACTATGTTTTTAATAGGCACTATAGCATTATATTTACTTGCTTGTTCAGATGTAATAGTCCATGGATACAAATAATCATGTCTATTATCCCAATTATCTTGAAAATGATCTGTGTCATGCATTATATCGTGTAAATTCATGATTTTTTCTTCTTCTTCTTGTTAGTAGTGCCACCATTCCATACGCCTGTTTTTACTTCTTGCTCTATTATTTTTGGTATTGGACCCTCATCTGTTATTCTTTTGCGTCTGCAACCAAATATCATGTCTGCGTAATCATCAAAACCCCATGTTTTATTTTTAGCCATTTATATGCTCCCTTTTTTTATTGTGTTAGTTGTATTATAAAATTTGTGTGACGATTAGGTGAGGTAGTACCTAACCGTCACTGACGACATAGTATTAGATCGAAAATAATTGCTATGATCTAATTGATATTCTAATACATCTTTTTTCAAAGCGTGTATCTACTAATATTACAATGTCGTCTCTATTACTTGATATATCTTCTTTAGCACATACTTCTGCTTCAATGGTATTTAACTGTTCGTTTGTTAAATGTCCTTTGTCTATATCTTCTTCAATCATAAATTTACTCATGTTGTCCTCTTTTCTTTGTTAGTTGAATATAACCGTTACGATAACCGCTTATAAAGTTGATCCTTGATGTTTTACTACTGTATTGATTTAACACTTGTGCTATAGTCTTAGTATAGCCATTGTTATTAAAAATGTTTACTATCATTTGTGCTTGTTCGTCACGATAGCGTGGTATATAATATCTCATTGTAACCTCTTTCGTCGTTTTTTGTTGTTTATATACACTGTTTTTTGTGTATGGTATTATAATAAAAGCGTGTGCCACACACAATGAAACTGTATGTGACACATTCTTAGCATTTCTATGCAAGGGTAATGATAGCACGAATCCAACCTTTGCTTGTAAGGGATTCTGTGAGAGATACCTTATAAGCAGAGAGTTCGTTAGCGACAAAGTCGTCAAATCGCTGATTTGACCATTCGTCACCATTGAAGGTGAACCGAACTTGTCTGTTTTGTGCTAAATCCACACCAATGTTTGTGTAAGGACTATCTATCTCTCTAGAGGAATCCTCCACACCTTTAAGGTATGAATATATGTAGGTGTCTGATTTACTAGCTAATCCTACGCCATTATCTTTATCTTGCACCGCTTTATTTAAATTGAATTTTGACATTGTTTTTCCTTTTCTTTTATGTTTAATGTTTATGTCTACTTCACTACCTTAACGCAAGTTAAGGCTAAAATCAGGCAATCGTATCCATCGCCAATTGGAAATTAATTCTCAACGAAGTTGAGTAAATTAATTGAACAATTGACGGGAGTAGATTGTGTATATATCCCATACACACATTCTACTTGCATTTTTTAAATATCGGACCTAACTTATATCATGACTAAGTTACCTAAAGATATTTTAAAAAAAATTGCAGAAGCTGAGTATCTGGAGAAGTGGAACGGATCAGAGTGGGAGAAGGTCCCAGTAGACGCTAAGTCTCCTGCAGTACAGAAATTAAAAGAAATGATGATTGCTGAGATAGAGATTAACGTTACTAAAGAAGCGTTAGAGCTTGAAATTTTAAAAGAAGACGATAGGGATTTAGATTAGGGTGTATGGTATTAACGTTAATAGTAACGTTAGTATAATACATTAATTATTTAAGATAATTAATTACGTAAAGGATTAACGTTAATGGCAACTTTAAAAGAAAATATTATATTTGATAAGATTCAGGGAAAGTACAGAGTAGTAGTAACTAAGGACAAGTACAATCTTATTGTATGTGCTAAGAATAAGACTAACAAAGATGGAAACCCTGTTACATTGAATAGTTTATTAACTATGGACAACAAAGACTATTTTACATCAGTAGAAGGTTTGCTGACTGGAGTATACAGAAAAAGGCTTAAGCTAACTATTAACAAGATAGATCTTGCACATATGCAAAAGATAGTTAATGATGCTTATATAGACGTACTAGAGATAGCTAGGGGTATATCAGATAAAAACACATTAATAACACGTAACGAGGATTAGTATGGCAATACCAAAGAAAAGTAAACCAGGGATAAAACAAGTTGTTAAAGACTTAGGTAATGTAGTCTTTCAGTTAGAACAGCTTAGGATGCATGTTTTCAACGGCGATAGGGCCCTGGACGAGTATATGAAGATGAAAGATGATAAAGAAGATTTCCAAAAATATTTAGAAGAAAAATATAAACCAGAAGAAGATGATAAAGATAACAAAGAAACTGAAGATAAATGACTTTAAACCCAAGAATTATCCTGTTTATACAGATGTAGAAGCTGATGAACTGGGTATATCTTATAAATATTGGCAAGAATGCAGTCCTGGGGAGTTTGGTCTTAGTAACGATAACTATGTTTCTGAGTGTATTGCTCGCAATGACTATGCTACTAATACTGAAATGGTGTATCCATATGGCCGTCAATGGCTTGGTAAGCACAGAAAGCTAGAATTTGAGCCACATTACAAGTCAAATAACTTCTCATCAGTGTCTACGAAGTCATATAATGAATTAGAAGCTAGAACTGGTAGGGCACAGCTTGCAGTAGATATGTATTTAACGTACAAATTGGCAGGTATAAGCCCAGATCTTGATAAAATAGGGTCAACATACAGGCCTGACCAAAAAGAACCCGCTATCGCTGCAAAAAGACTACTTAAAACGAAAGAGGCAAAGAAGATGATTGAAGAAAAATTAAAAGAAATACTTACAGAGAAGGGAATTGATGAAGGTTTTGTGCTAGATACTATGAAAAATGCTATAGAAGTAGCTATGGTTAAGGAAAGTAGTGCTGATATGATACGTGCAGCTAAAGAATTGTCTGTATTTTTAGATATGGCACCTAAACAAAAACAAGTTACTGACACTTTAGAGATAGATATGACTCATCAGATACAAGATAACTACGAAAAACAGCGTAAAAAGCTTAAAGCTACTAAAATACAAGAAATAGATGAAGAAGCAAGTTGAAATAAAATCTCTAGATAAGGATGCTTTAGTTATATTCATAGAAACTATGAAAGAAGTAGCTAAAGATATGAAAATCAAAGTAAAAGTAATACGTGGATAAAAACAAGCTATTACTTAAGATGCAACAAGATATGTTGTTATTTGGGCGTATGGTAATGCCTAACATGTTTAGTTCTAACTCTCCTAACTTTCATTACGATATAACCAAAAAGTTATTAGATCCAGATGTAACGCAATTAAATATTATTGCACCTCGTGGACACGCCAAGTCTTCTATTGTGGCTGGCGTGTACCCCCTGTTTCATTTAATGTTTGACAAAGGTCCTAAGGTAATAGTACTTGTATCTAGAACACAGGGACACGCTACTAAGCTATTAGGTACAATCAAGGATGTACTAGACTATTCTCAAGAGTTTAGACACTTTTTTGGTTATTGGGGTATGCAATCTGCACGTAAGTGGTCGAATGCAGAGATAGAGCTAAAAGACGGTTCCGTTATTATATGTAAAGGTACAGGGCAGCAGATACGTGGTATCAAGCACGGAAATCAACGACCTACCCTCATTATACTAGATGACCCAGAAGATGAAGTAAATACTAAAACAGCAGAGGCAATGGAGCAAAATCTCCGTTGGTTGTTACAATCTGGTGTTCCTTCCTTAGATCCTTTGAAGGGTAGAATATGTGTTATTGGTACTCCTCAACATGAACGGTGTCTCGTTGAAACGTTAAAAGATATGGTAGGATGGACTAACCTTACGTTTTCTCCTGATATAGAAGAAGGTATATCCTTGTGGCCAGATGTATGGCCAATAGAAAAACTTATACAAAAGAAAAAAGAATTAGAAAGTATTAACCGTATATCCGTATTCTATAGAGAGTATTTATGTCAAATTGTAGGTGATGAAGAAAATTTATTTAGAGCAGAACATATAAAATACTACGACGGATATATAGAAACGGATGAGCAAGGGTTGTCGAATCTCATCCTGACGAACCTAAATGGTGAGGAAGTAGAAGAGATTAGACCTGTAAACATATTTACAGGAGTCGACCCTGCATCCAGTACCAAAAGAGGAGCAGACTTTAGTGTTATATTTAATTTAGCTATTGACTATGATGGTAATAGGTTTGTTATTCCTTATTATAGAAAAAGAGCAACACCATTAGACTTAGCAGAATCTATTATAGATAACTTTGTTAGGTATAGAAGTGCTAAAACACGTATTGAATCTGTAGGATATCAGGAAATGTTACGTCAATACATTAAAGAACGATCAGCAGAAGAAGGATTGTTTATACCTGGTCTTGAAATAAAAGAAAATCCTAGAACATCTAAGTCATATAGATTGGAAAGCTTACAACCTTTGTTTGCACAAGGGCATGTTTATATAAGAAAATCTATGCAACCTCTTTTAGATGAATTGCTACTATATCCACGTGGTAAACATGACGATTTACTAGATGGATTCTTTTATGCTAACAAAAATTGCTACAAACCACAGCATGATGGAGCAGATATGGACCTTGATATAGAAGAATATTACGAAATAAAGCCAAGAAATTGGAAATTAGGGTAAATAATGCTTGACAAACTCAGATAAAATAACGTAATTTCAGGGGAGTAATTGTATGCAAATAAATTTAGTTAAATATATAATGACCTTGAATACATTTAAAAGGGAATTAAATGACTTGCTAAATACAAAAATACCAGAAGGGTATGTAAAAGTAGATGTCAAAATCGATTCTAAAGAGAACACAGAAATCAAGAACTCAAAACTATAAAGACCTTATAGACGTTTATGGTTATGTCCCTGGTCGTATTAAGGGAGAAGACGGAGAAATAAACGAAGAAGTAGAACTATCGCAAGAATTATTTAGAGAGTACTCATCATCCAGAGAATTATGGGCAGTAAAATTTCAAGAAGCATTAGAATTTAGAGCAGGAGCTCAATGGTCTAATGAAGAAAAAGACGTATTAGAATCTCGTGGTCAAGCACCAATAGTAGTAAATCGTATTCACCCAATAGTCGAAACAGCAAAATCTTTGCTAACATACAATTCACCTCAATTTCGATCTACTGCAAGAGAAGATTCCGATAGACAAACAGCAAGTGTATTTTCAGATTTATATTCTTGGATATGGGATCAATCTTCTGGAAATGAAGAGTTAAAAAAAGTTGTTGATGATTATTACGTAGGAGGAATGGGAGTATTTAATGTATATCAAGACCCTATGGCTGATTTAGGTAAAGGAGAGGTTTATATGAAATCTATAAACCCTTTAGATGTGTACATAGATCCTAATTCTAAAGATGTATATGCTAGGGATGCTGCACATATTCTTGTTGCAAAACATTTAACTGAAGAACAAGCTATGCAAATTTACCCAGATTTTATGGATATAATAGAAGATTCTTCTTCTCATCAATCTGATAACGAAGAATACCCTACAACTAATTTAGCAAATACTGAAGGTCAAATATTTAAAGGTGATGACGATACAGCTTATCATACTAAAAGAAAGTTTATTGAAAGATATACTAAAGAAATGCACAGTTATTACAATGTATTTGAACCTTTTACTCAAGAAGAGTTTTTATTTACAATAGATGATTACGAAAAATATATAAGTACTTATTATATAAGATTAAATAAAATTACTGGAGAAGAAGTAATAATATCTGATCCTGAAGCTGTAGAAGAAATGTTTAGAATTATAGAAGAATCTGGAACAATGTTTCATTTCGAGCTACCTGAACCAGAAATTGACGAAGAAGGCAATATTGTACCTCAAGATCCAATTAGAGTGCCTGGGATGGAAGACGAAGACTCTATACCTGGTAGTACTACTACTATCGTTCCTACAACAGTAGAAGAATTAATCGGTTTAGATAAAATTGTATCAAATGAAATAGAAAAATGTTGTATAGCTATGCATGTATCAGTAGGTGATAACTTGTTATATGAACGCGTTTTACCTACAGAGGAATACCCTATAGTTCCAATTATGAATATACATCACAGAAATCCATATCCAGAATCAGATGTTCGTATATTTAGACCTTTACAAGAATATATTAATAAAATTAGATCATTAATTATAGCACATGCTTCTACTAGCACTAATGTAAAACTGTTAATACCTAGGGGTTCAGCAGATATTCGCATGATAGAAGAAGAATGGGGAAGAGCAGGGACCAGTGTTATTGAGTTTGATGCCGAATTAGGTGCACCTATTGTGGCAGGTCCAGTACCTCTTCCCAACGAATTGTACAAAAACGAAGCTGATGCTAAGTATGACTTAGAATATGGCTTTGGTATTTTTGAGTTAATGCAAGGAAGTACTGCAAATGCACCATCTACATACAGAGGAACATTAGTTGTTGACGAGTTTGGTCAAAGACGTATTAAATCTAGAAGAGATGATGTAGAAAACTTTTTAAATCAAGTTGCAAAAGTAGCTGTTCCATTAATGCAGCAACTATATACAGAAGAAAAAGTAATAAGATTGGTACAACCTAATGGTTTAGAAAAAGAAGAAAGATTTAATTTTTATAAACAAATGGAAAACGGTCAAGTAACAAGATTCCATGACATCGGTGTTGGTAAATATGATATTAAAGTTGTAGCTGGATCTACACTGCCTACAAATAGAATGGCATTGTTAGCTACTTATCAAGAAATGTATCAAGCTGGATTAATTGATCAAGTTGAAGTGTTAAAGAAATCAGAGTTAGTAGACGTAGAAGGTGTACTAGAACGTGCTGGTCAAATGAAACAAATGCAACAACAAATGATGGCTATGGAAGAAGAATTGAAAAAAGTCAAAGGAGACTTACAAACTGCTTCACGTGAAGAGCTACATGCTAAGAAACGTTTAGAGGTAGAAAAATTTAGCTCTGGTTTAGACAAAGTTAAAAACAGAGCTGAAGCGGCAACTACGATGTATCAAACACGACTTGCCGATGTTGAAAATAATCTAATAAACTCAGTCGGAGCTGTACAAGCAGAAGAAGGAGAGTTAGGAGGAGAAGACAATGAGTGATATTCAAGATAAAGTACAGGCAGTAGAAGTAGAACAAGAACAGGTTATTGAATCACAAGAGACTGCAGTGGCTCAATCACCAGAAGAAGACATTTTTAATGATATATTTGGAGATAATTCAGCTGATTTTGCATTTCAGACTGAAGAATCTAATAATGTATTAGGCAATGAACCTTCAGAAGTTCAACAATCTAGTGACCCAAAGGAAGACGCAAACCAGTTTCAGTACTGGCAAAGTCAAGCAGATAAAAAAACAGTAGAAGTAGAAACATTGAAAAGTCAAATGTCAGAAATGATGAAAGCTATTCAATCACCTAAGACTGCTGAAATAAATACAGCTAAAGAGGAAACGGTAGAAAGACCTGTTAAACCTATAAAGCCTGCTGATTTTGATCATTCCGAGGCAATAGCCGACCCAGATAGTAAAAGTGCCAAGTATTTAGCAAAATCAACTGAATACATGGAGGATATGACAGACTACACATCGTCATTAGAAGAAAAACGTATTTCATCTTTACGTGCAATGGAAGAACAGACTAAGAAACAAGCTCAAGAAGCTCAATTAGTATCTGACTTACAACGTAATTATGGATACGATCAAGCTTCAGCTAATGACTTTTTAGTAAAAATGACAGCACCTGAATCAATGTCGTTAGACAATTTAGTAAAATTACATAAACTAAATCAAGAACCTGCTGGTAATCAAACGATTACACAGGTTAATGATGATGCTTTGCGTAAACAAGCTAATATGATGCAGCAAAAGTCAAAACTGTCAATACCAAGACCTATAGGGATACAGGCTGGAGTCAATATGCAGTCATCTAAAACATCAGAAAACAAAATGATGGATTCTATGTTAAATAACTTTAAAAAGAAGAATCCATTTTAACTAGGAGAAGTGAAATAAGATGGCTAACATATATAGTATAAATCCAGGAGAAGCTGTTCAAGGAACATCGATTAACGTCGATAGACGAATCTTTAACTTCGGTGAAAGAGTCGCAGAATTAGCTCCCCAACAATCACCTTTCTTCACCTATTTATCAAATGTTGCTAAGAAACCAACAGACGATCCCGTCTTCAAATTCTTAGAACAGAGACATCAATGGCAGAGACGTAATTTCCAATTACAAGCAGGAAAAGAAGTCGGTACTTACGGTACTGACGCTTTTGCAGTAGTAACTGGAGATAACTTCTACATTGATTGCGGTTATGATAAATTCGGTAGAGAGGTAACAACAAACGTAGCACCAGAATTCTTACTTGCTGGGCAAATTGTTGCAATAGAATGTGAATACGACGCTGACGGATCAGACGGAAGTGACGTACCAGCAATCGCATATTACAAGATCGACACAGTAGACGCAGTAGATGCAGCTAAAGCTAAAATTACAGCAGCTACTTTCCTTAAGCTAAAACTTAAGGCTACTAGAACAGCAGACGGAGCAGATGCAGCAACTTCAGGTTTTCAAACACCTGTAAGTGGTTCTAAGCTACGTTTTGACGACAACATGAAAGGTCAAGTTGTAGGTTCAGCATTTGCTGAAGGTGGAACTGACCCAGAAGGTTGGAGTGACGAGTTTTATAACAGAGAAGGATACTGTCAAATTTTTAAAACATCAGTACCTCTATTCTCTGGTACAGCTCTAGCTACAAGATATCGTGGAATTTCTAACGAATACATGAGAGTGTATCAAGAAAAACTTATGGAACATAAGATGGATCTTGAACACGCTATGTTATTTGGTATAGGAACAGACGACTCTAGTGCGTCAGGTCCAATACGTAGAACATGGGGTATCGTACCTTACACTGAAGCTTATGGTAAAATTAAAACATTTGCTTACGCTTCAGCAACATACGATCACTTTATTGATTCTATGGAAGACGTGTTCTCACCAGAATCTGGAAACAGTGGAGAGAAATTAGTATTAGCTTCAAGAAAAGTATTATCATGGTTGAATAAACTTGGTGGTTCTTCATTCTTAGGTAATACAATGGCCTTAGGTCATACAGCTACTACATCAGGTGGTTCTAACCCTTACGGATTAGACGTACAAAATGTTCAAGGTAGCTTTGGTCATGCTGTAACAAGAGTATCAACTATTTACGGTAACCTTAACTTTGTTATGGAACCGCTATTTAGAGGTATTCATGAAAATACAGCGATCATGATTGATTTGAATAACGTAGCATACCGTCCTTTAATGGGTAACGGTGTATCACGTGATACTCAAATCATTACTAATGTACAAAACAGAAACGTTGACGGTAGAAAAGACATGGTTCTTACAGAAGCAGGTCTAGAAATTCAATTACCAGAAACACATACTGTGTTGCAATTTAGTTAAGTTAATCGGGGGAGTTGAAATATACTCCCCCATTTAAAGGGGGATATTATGGCAATACCAGCATTATTTGCAGCAGCAAAAATAGCAGGATCATATGTTTTAAGAAAAACGGGTAAAAAAGCCGTTATGAAAGCAGCTAAAAATTTAAGCAATAAAATGATTAAAAGTAAAAAAGTAGGTGGAACATTTGCAAAAAAGAAACCAGTTTTTGAAACTAAAACTTTATATAAAACTAAAACTGGAAAAATTTCTAAAGCAAAAAGTCCTAGCAAAAAATACGGTTCAATTAAAAAAACTACTCAAATAGGTACTAAGCCTACTCTTATGGGTAAAGCAAATTTAGCAGGTGCTAAAGTAGCAAAAGCTGTAGGTAAAAATAGTATGAATAGTGCTTATGGAGTTCAGGTTGTAGGAGCTGCTTCTTTGTATCAAGGAGCTAGAGCAGCTAAAAACAGAGTAACTGGAAATGCAAGATTAAGAAGACTAAAAAGAAAGAAAAGATAAATGAGTTTTAAAACAGAGATAGAAGCAATAGTAGGCGATATAGATAGTCCTGATTACACAGCACAAGCTGGTATTTATTTGGTAGATGGAGTTAAATATATAACTAAATATGTTATGCGAGACCCTGATATGGCAGAAAGATTAACATCTTCTTCTACTTTAAATAATTCTAGTCCTACATTGGCAATGAATGCTATATTACATATACATAGTGTTGTAAGAGGAGATGGAGCACGTAATAGAAAAGCAACTGAAATTGCATCAGATGATTCTGCGGACTACACAGATGTTAACAGTATATATTACACAAGTAAATTTGATCCTAAATATTATATTGAAAATGATGCATTGAATGTTATACCAACACCTACATCATCACAAACAGCTATAGTTAAAAAAATACAACCAGATAGTAGTGTTGCAGTAACAGATAGCAGTATAACAAACTTTCCCGAAGAATTAGAAAGAGGTATTGTTTTATATGCATCTAAGGAATTATTAAGAAAATTTTTAAGTAGTAAAAATGCATCATTACCAGCTGATATGACTATACCAAGCACACCAAGTTCTGCGTCAGTAGCTACTGTTACTGTAGGTTCTTTAGGAAGTGCACCTGCTTATAGCAAAACATCATTGTCTTTAACATCAGCTCCAAATATAAATGCATTAAATATACAAGCAAGTGCTCCTTCTGCAATATCATTAGGTACTGTTACTTATGTAGATCCAGAGGCTGGAGACGCTAGTGCAGCTGCAGTGGGAGATGTTACTGTTTCTTCTCCTCCATCAAAACCTGATATTAGTGGTAGCAATCCTACATATACTGAATCAAGTTCATCGGTAGATTACGGAGCTGGAAGTACTGGAGTAGATGATTTTATATTAGACGAAGATCCAGAAATGGCAGCAGTAGCATTAGAGAAACAAGCACAACAATTACAAGATTATCAATTGGATATACAAAACAAATTAAATAGTTTTAATAAAAGTAACGCAATTTACGAAGCAAATATACAAGCTGAATTAGCTAAACATAATACAGATTTGCAAGTAGCTATAACTAATGCACAAATAGCAGCAGCAGATGCACAACAAACTGCACAACAAACAACTGAAGTTGCTGTAGCAAATAAACAAAAAGATTTACAACTAAGTTTAGAAAATAGAGCTAAAGATATGGAAGCTATAATGGCTAATAATAGAGACTTAGTATCAGACTATAGTGCTAGAGTGCAAACATATCAAGCTCAAGTAAATGACGAAGTTCAACAGTATGAAGCAAATTTAGAAAAAGAATTAGGTTTATTTAATACTATAAGAAATACAGAATTACAAAAACATAGCAATGATATACAAGATGAATTAAATGAATTTCAAAAAGAACTTTCTATATATCAAGCAGACTTACAACAAAAAATTGAACAAGCTGGTGTAAGCTCACAAAAAGAAGCAATGGAAATACAAAATTATCAAGCTGAAGTAGAATCTTATGGTCAACAAATAGCAAAAGAAGTACAAAACTTTACTGCTAAATTACAAAAACTTACAACGGATTATAATTGGTATGCACAGCAATATCAAATAGTGCAAAGAGATTTACAGGAATTCTTAAGTTATTACATATTAATGCCAAGCATGGAGGAACAAGATGAAACTTCAACAGATGATTGAACAAGTTAAAAAGCATCATCCAGATTTAGGAACTAATGAAATTATTCATTTACTTAACACTTCATCTGATGAATTTTGTTCTAGAACATTAATGTTAGATGAAGCAACCCAATTTAGTACAGTTGTAAATCAAAGATATTATGGATTAAAAGAAAGTATATTAGAAATTAAATCAGTAGATATGGTAGATAGTGATGGCAATACTAAGCAAATTAAACGATTAACTGGTAGACCAGTATATAGAGACTTAACATAATGGCTAAAGTAAGTTGGATGTGGGGTAGTAAACGCTATAGTGGAACTTTAATTAGAGAAACTAAAAAACATAAATTTGCTAGAACTCATAATGGAAAAATTAAAAAGATTGTAAAAAAAGGTAAAAAGTAATGGCTAAGTCAGCAGCGTGGCAAAGAAAAGAAGGTAAAAATCCAAGCGGGGGATTGAATGCTAAAGGCAGAGCTTCTTATAAAAAGAATAACCCAGGTAGTAAGTTAGCAGCTCCCGTAACTTCTAAAAAACCTAAGGGTAAAGCAAAGTCTAGAAAAAAATCATTTTGTGCTCGTATGAGAGGTATGAAAAGAAAATTAACTGGAGTAAAGAAACAGAATGACCCTAATTCTAGAATTAATAAATCATTAAGAAAGTGGAGATGTTAGATGCCTAATTATAATTCAGTATATGACAGAACTTCTAAACAAGATGTTTGGTGGATAGAACGTGATTCTATTGGAATTGCTTTATATGATCCAATGCAAGAAGAATCAAAACAATTTACATCTTCTAGTGAAGTAAAAACAGTTACTTTATTTTATCATAAAAAAGCAGATCATTTTAATACATTAGATTCTGCACAAAGTAGTATGACAGAACAAAGTGAGTTACCTAGTCAGTTTCATCAATATATAGTAGATAAAGCTATACAGTTAGGGTATGAACAAAACCCAGATGAAATAGCAAAAGCTTTATATTTTGAAAATAAATTTGAAAGAGGAGTAAAAGAAGGTAAAACCTTTAAGAGCAGAGGTAGGGTTTCAGGTGCAACTACAATTAAACAACATAGCTTTTAATCGTGGCTAATACTTGGTTAAAAGGACACTTTGGTTTAGAACCAATAGAAGGAGTTAACGTTTCGTTTAATTCTTTGGATGTATCATTTGGTGATAATTTATCAGCTAATTATAATAATACTGACATACCATCTGATGCTAATTTTATAGATACTTCTATACCAAGCAATGCAAGTTTTACAGATATAAATTTACCTAGCAATCCTTCTTACACTGATACAGGTATACCAAGCGATGCAAGTTTTATAGATAAAGATCAACCAGGTAATCCTAATTACACTAACATAGAGATAAATTCATAATGGGCGGTAGTTTAAGCAAACCTAATTTAATTAAAGACGTCTACACTAAACTAGTGTTTGTGGAAGATGGCGTCCTAAAATTTGATAATGGTACTGCTAATGTTACTATTACTACAGCATCAGGATTCTTAGCTCCTACTGCTACAGCATTAGCCACAGCAAGAACAATTCATGGAGTATCATTCGATGGTACTGCTAATATAGATTTAACAGAAGTAATACAAGACACTGTAGGTGCTATGTTCAATAACAATACAGAAA